GAATGAATACCAATACAGTTGGGATGATGCACCTGGAGTAACTTCTAAAATGCCAGGCATTGCAAATTGGGATGAGAGGTACAAAAGAGCTTTTAGCTGTTGGGTTATGGTGCATGGTTATGAAGCTCCATTACTTTATAGAAGATTTTACTCAGGCGAGGCTAAGGGCTTTCAAGGCATGTTGGATCTCTTCTGGAATGAACGTAACAACAATAATAAGCAGTTACCTACATTTAAATCTACTGGCAAGCGTATTGATAAAAATAAGAATGAAAAAACAGGCAAAGAGTGGACGCTAATAGTGCCAACTTGGGACTTTGTTAAGTTTGCAGATAGATGGGAAAATTTTGAGCTTCCAGGTATTGATAAAAATGGTACGCCAACTTTTGATGACCAAGATCCATTAATAGCTAATGGTAATGTTTCATTTCCTAGTTCTCAAGAAACTAGTTTAACTGATTCAGACATACCTTTTTAATATGCACGATACTGATTGGCAAAGAATCGCCCCTGAAGTTGCTAGACAACTTCTAGGCGAGCCAACCAGCGTCAAGTCTAATGAATGGCGTTGGGGAAATAAAGGATCTATGGTTTTTACTTTAGATACTGGTCAATTCTACGATTTTGAAGAAGGCGTAGGCTTTGGGGTTGCTGGCCTTATAAAGCATTTAGGTAAAAATGTTGAAGAGGTTTTAAAGCAGCATGGTTTTGAACGGCCATTACCACACTTACACTCCTTAAGTAGTAGCTCCCCTGCTACAAAAAGTAGTGGCCGTTCATTCTCGCGTGAGCAGATGGTAGATCTCTGGAAACAGGCTGTAATTAAAATGAAATATTCTGAAGATTTTATGGTTTTAAGATTTCCAGAAGGCCACCATATAAGACAAAAATATGCACCCTTTACAAAGCAGCCTAACGGCTCTTGGTCAATGAATAGGCCAGAGGGATTAATGCCATTATTTATAACTAACAACTACCCTGATAAGCCTGTATTGATTAGTGAGGGTGAAAAGGCGTTATATGGCAGTAAACAAATATATGATTATGACGTTTGCACCTGGCATGGTGGGGTAAACAGTTGGGATAAGACCGATTGGAGTCCTATATATGGCAGAGAGGTTTGGATATGGCCAGATAATGACGCAGCAGGTAAAAAAGCTGCATTTGAAATATCAGAGCATTTAAGAGCAAATAACTGTACTAAGGTAAAGATAATAACTCCGCCTGAGGATTTTGCTGATAAGGATGATCTGCATGATGCTTATGAAAGTAAGTATTTTGATAATTCTCAAAGTTTAGAATTTTTTGTTAAAAAGCAAAAAGAAAAAATACCAAAAGGAGCATTGAGATTTGAAAGGGCAGATTTTGTTATATCGCAAATTGAAAACCCAGACTGGTTGATTGAAAATTGCTTTGAGAGGGAAAAATTAATAACTGTATTTGGTGAGCCAAAGTCTGGAAAATCTTTTATTGCTATAGCTATGGCGTGCGCTATTGCTAGAGGCGGTGATTTCTACGGACATAAGGCAACGCAAGCCCCTGTAGTCTATCTAGCAGGAGAAGGTGTCTCTGGTATACGTCAAAGGTTGGGTGCTTACAACCAATACTTTAAAAATCTTGAAAAAGCTAAACAATCTAAAGATGTTGGGGTGTTAGATGGGGCGCCATTAGATGGAGCGCCATTATTTCTATCCAATAGAGGCGCTCGTATAAACGAGGCAGATGAACTAGTAAAACTAGAAACAGAAATAGGTTTATTGCAAAAAGAGGTAGGCAATATAGGTTTAGTTATCTTAGATACTTTTCAAAGGTGCTTTTCTGGTGATGAAAATTCTGCTCAAGAGGTTAATAAATTTATTAAGGCTGCGGATCAGTTAATTCAGACGTTTAATTGCACTGTTCTTATGGTTCACCATACAGGCAGAGGCAATAAGACAAGAGCTAGGGGTTCTTCTGTATTAGATGCGAGTATTGATGGTGAATTTATTGTTGAGAGAAATGGCACTAAGGCTGATAACGAAGATTCTATGTTAGTTACTATGAAGCAGACTAAGAATAAAGATGGTATGGGAATGGCTGAGAAAAAGTTTGAGTTCCATGAAGAGGCTTTGGAAGGAAAGGGTTTTAAAGTTACGTCTGGGTTATTAATAGAAACTGATGAGGTAATTGCAGATAGCCAGGAGGCTATGCAGGCAATTAATAACGCAGTAGATAAAAAAATTGCAGGATTAATGTATTCAATGGATGTTGGAAAAACTGAAAAAGATCGAGATATTTGGTATACCGCAGGATCATTTGAACATCACGCATCATTTAACATAAGTGGCAAAGAATTTAGTAGAACTGCTATTAATAATTCTTTTAAAAGACTAGAGGCTGCTAATGTGTTGGTGCATGCAAAAAGAGATAAAGATTCTGGAAAATTACAAGGCTGTAGGTTGGTAGAATTTAGGGAGTATTTTGACTATGAATTGTAAAAATAACAAGTGTGTAAACAAGTGTGTAAGCGTGTGTAAGTGTGTACGCATACATTATATATGTGTGTTGTGTGTGTAGTAGTCCGTAGGACTACACACATACACACTATATGTATTAGGAATTAAGAATTTTATGAAAACATATTTAGAAGTAAGCTATGAATGTATTAAGTTTATTTGATGGAATGAGTTGTGGACGTATTGCTTTAGATCGTCTTAACATTAAAGTAGATAATTATTATTCAAGTGAGATTGATAAATATGCTATGAAAGTGAGTGAAGCTAATTACCCAGATATTATTCAGGTTGGAGATATTACTGCATTAGATTTATCAACATTACCTAAGATTGATTTAATTATGGGCGGCAGTCCATGTCAAGGATTTAGTTTTGCTGGTAAACAGCTTGCATTTGATGATCCTAGAAGTGCTTTATTTTTTGAGTTTGTTAGGTGTGTTAAGGAACTAAACCCAAAGTATTTTTTATTAGAAAATGTAAGAATGAAAAAAGAATACCTAGATGTCATATCTGAGCAAATGGGCGTTGAACCTATCTGTATTAACTCAGCCTTAGTAAGCGCACAAAACAGAGTTAGATATTATTGGACTAATATACCTGGAATAGAACAACCTGAACAAAGAGGTATAGTTTTAAGGGATATATTGGAGACTAATGAATCTGATGTTTTAGATAACATACAAGAAAAATCACACGTTATAAAAGCTCAGTATTATAAAAATAGTAAAGCCAACTTTAAAGCTAACAATGGTTTTAGAGCAACAGGTATACCACAAAAACCAATCCAAGTAGGCGTTGCAGTAGATATTAAAGGCCATGACCAAATAAAAAGGGTTTATTCAGAGGATGGTAAATCATCTACGCTTACAACTTGTGGTGGTGGACATAGAGAGCCAAAGGTAGCAGTTGATGTTAGGGCTATGACTGAAGTAAGAACACCTGAAGCAAATCAAATTAGATATGAGCATAAAAGGAAAACAGGCAAAGATTGGTCACCTAGACACATGAGGCATTTAGTTAAAAGGCCAGATGAAAAAATGAATACACTTACAGGTACTTTAACTAAGCAACACATTTTGCAGATAACTGAAGAAGAAAAAGAAGTTTATTGGCGAAAACTAACACCTGTTGAGTGCGAACGCTTGCAAACAGTGCCAGATAATTACACGAACCACGTTAGTAACACCCAAAGATATAAGATGCTTGGCAATGGCTGGAATATTGAAACCATTACACACATCCTAAAAAAAATTAAACAAGATATATAAACACTAAACCTATAAATGAATAATTATTTAGAAGAAACATTTAATAAGGCCATAAAAGACTATAGATCTTTTGAGTCTGAAATAAATGCCAAATGGGGTGGTAGAAGAAGGCTATTTAAATGTGTGGATGTATCTCTGGAAATTAAGTTCTGTAAAGCTGAGATGATCTTTAAAGATAGTTTAGCTAACGAACATTATAAAAAGAAGATGGATAGACTAGCCATGATGGAAAGGGCTTATACGGCTCTAATCAAAAAGGCATTAGAGAATGGTTATAAAGAATTGCAGCTAGATTGCAGGTGCTATGAATATGCTAAAGACCAGGTTGCTATTGTTTGTGATTATGACTCACAACTACCTGGACTAAAGAAGATTCACGGCAAGGATAAGGACGTTGTTTTGTTTAGTGTGCAGGAGTTGTTTAGGTTTGTAGATCCATATATAGGCGTAAAGAGATCCTTAAAAGATATAAATATAAATGGGACGTTTACCAAAGTTAATTACAAATGAATGGAAAGGGAGACAAAAGGAGAGGAATGCAAATTACTAACAATGAATTTAATAATAATTTTGATCAAATATTTAACAAGAGGAACAAGGCTATGCCAATAAAACTAAAACCAAGTCAGAAGATTAAAGATAAATCTACAGGCAAAACTAAAACAGAACATTTCTACTTAAAAAGTATGACACTTGAGCAGCTAAAGGATCAGATAGATAACGCTAAAACGCTGCCTAAAATTAAGTTGAAATGTATTAGAGAAATTATTAAAAGGAATAAAGATGCTAAGTAAATATGATGCAGTAAACAAACCAAAACATTATCAGGGCATTGTAGAGTGCTGGGATCTAATAAGGGATAGATTAGGTGCTAAGGGCTTTGCAGACTATGCATTAGGTAATGTGCATAAGTATTTATTTAGGCATAGAGATAAGGGTGAGAATATAAGAGATTTAAAAAAGTGTCGTATATACCTTGATGAAGTCATCAAATACTACGAAAATTTGTAAATACTAAACATGAATATAGATAAAGATAAATTAAAAGAAAAGATTAACGAGGGTAAAAGCTCGCGTGAAGTAGCTATGTCATTGGGATGCAGTCCATCTACAGTGAGAAAAGCAGCAAAAGAAGCAGGTTTAAAGTTTGCATGTAAATCAAATTGGAGAAAAGATTAATGAAAATTAAGGTCAAACATAATATAAAAGAAGTAAGTATCTGGACTAAATCTGTTTATAAAAATGAGATCCCTTTTGCTACAGCTATGGCAATAAATAAAACGCTTGGCATAGCTCCATTTAAGTTAAAGGGTTTAGACAAAGTATTAGGCCAACAAATGAAGGCAAAATTAGATAAGCCCAGAGACCAAACAATTAAGGCTTTTTTTAGAATACAAGCCAGAAAACAGAATTTAACTGGGACGCTTGGATTTCAGGACTGGGCGGCAAAGATAATGAAATTCCAAATAGAGGGCGGCACAAGAACTAAAAAGGGCAAAGTTGGTGTGCCAATGAAAGACAATCCAGCATTAAATGCATTTGGTAATATTAGAGGATTAAGAGGTAAAGGTTATATTAAAAATAAGAAGCAAAAAATATTAACTATCAATGGCAAGACTGGTGTATGGGAGAAGCATAAAGATAAAACACTTAAATTAATGGTGATATTTAGAGACTCAGTTCAATACAAAATTAGATTTCCTTTTTATAAAATAGCAAAAGGTTATGTTAATAATAATTTTGATAAAAACTTAACAGCAGAATTTAATAAAGCTGTTAAAGGATCTAAATGAATTTAGCATTAGATTTTGACGAAACTTATACCCTAGATCCAGAGACGTGGAATAAAGTTATACAGTTATTTTTAACGTCAGGTCACAAAGTCTATTGCGTCACTAAAAGATATGAACATCTATCCAAAGATATAAAAAATGTTTTAGACATTCCAATAATTTTTGTACCAAGAAGCGTAGCTAAAATGCAAGCGGTAAAAAGCGTTGGTATTAAAATTGATGTATGGATAGACGACAAACCTCAATCAATCTATCCATATAAGATAAACAAAAAGAAATTATCTGCATTCCATGTAAGCAATAAGCCAATAAGTAGGTGCAAAAAATGATAGGTTCTTCTAGCCAAAGACACAAGGGTAATTCAAAATCGCAATTTTCTTTTAGACTAACCCTTTCTCAACTAAGGTAATTACAACGCATTCTATGGCCACACAAAGAGATCTTGCAGAACACTTGGATCTAAGCACTAAGCGGATAAGCGAGCTTATAAGGGACGGCATACTACCTTCTAAAATGGGTAGGAGTCCTTTAAATATAGATGTTTGCAGAATAGCTTACATTTCTTACCTCAGAAAACTTGGTGGCTACAACAAGAGAAGCGGATCAGGAGATATAGCTGAGGAAAAGACCAGGCTAACTAAAGCACAAGCTGATAAAGCTGAGTTAGAAGTATCTTCATTAGAAGGTGAGCTAATACCAGCAAAGCTTGTACAAGATACCTGGTCTGAGCTTGTAGCAAACGTAAGAGCAAAACTGCTAGGACTACCATCTAAAATTGCTCATCAAGTT